GATCTAGAATTCTTAAAAAAGAATTGTGGTTTAGAGACTACTGAGAGTGATTGGTGGAAAGTCTTAAACAGAAAATTTACTGTGCGAGACTTGGATTATTTTGAAAGTATGTTAAAAAGAAATATTCAATTTAACGAAAAAGCAAAAATAATAATCGACACAATCCACTCAGTTAAAGGTGGGGAGGCAGACAACGTACTAATATATGAAAAAGCTAATTGGCCGTCTAATTTTTCAACCAAGAACCTCAAAGACAAGATGGCTGAAGCGAGGGTGTGGTATACTGGTATTACACGGTCTAAGACATCCCTACATATACTCTCTACTAACCATACATATTTTTTTCCTTTGGGGCGTCTTGCATCTAATTTCAACAGGAGAACTATAAATGAGTAATAAAGATATGTTTGATGAAGCTTTTCCTCAAGATAAGCAAATAGGAGGATCCCATTATCAAAAATTTGTTATCCAACCATGGACTTTTATCAGAAGAAATGCCTTGAATCCTTTTCAAGCAAATGTAATAAAGTATGTCTGTAGATATTTAACAAAAGGTAAGACAATCGAAGACATAAATAAAATAAAACATTACTGTGATTTAGAGATAGAACATTTAAAAAATGAAAAAAAATATAAAGTGTGAATACAAAGGTTGTAAAAAAAAAGCTATTGTTGTAGAAAACAAACAATTTTATTGTGCAGATTGTTATTTATTTGCAAAAGGAATTAATTTACGTAATGTAAAGTCGATACACGATACAAATAATAGCCAAAAAATTCATTAATGACTACTGAGTTAGTATTTAATCAAACAGAATCGGATTGGAAAAGACCAGAAAGTTATCCTGACTTATCTGATAGATCTATTATAGCAGTAGATTTAGAAACAAGAGATCCTAATATTAAAACTAAAGGACCAGGATGGGCTACTAAAGACGGTGAAGTAGTAGGAATAGCTGTGGCTGCAGATGGTTTTAAAGGTTACTTTCCTATAGCTCATGAAGCGGGTGGTAATATGGATAAGGCCATGACTTTAAAATGGTATAAAAAATTAATGGAGAATGGTGTAGATAAAGTTTGTCACAATGCTTCATATGATATTGGTTGGACAAAATCTTTAGGTATAAAACCTACAGGTAAAATTTATGATACGATGATAGCTGGTGCGTTAATTAACGAGGATAGATTTAGTTATTCTTTAAATGCGTTGTCATTCGATTATTTAGGAGAAGTAAAATCAGAAGCTCAGTTAAGAGAAAAGGCAGAAGAGTGGGGACTTGATGCTAAAGCAGATATGTGGAGACTACCTGCAGGTTATGTGGGTCCTTATGCAGAGCAAGATGCTGAACTTACATTAAAACTTTGGAACAGATTTAAAATAGAAATACAACAACAAAACTTATCTAATATATTTAATTTAGAAACTGAACTACAACCTATCTTAATTGAAATGAGAGAACACGGTATCAAGGTTGATGTTAGTAAAGCAGATTCATTAAAGAAAAATTTTATACAAGAAGAAAATAAAAGATTAAAACAAATAAAAGATATGAGTGGCCATGACGTAGAGATATGGGCAGCAGTTAGTGTAGCAAAAGCTTTTGATAAACTAAAGATTCCTTATGAAAGAACTGCAAAGACTAAGGCTCCAAGTTTTACAACTAATTGGTTGCATAATTGTCCTCATCCATTAGCTAAATTAATAAGAGAGACTAGAGAGATGAATAAGTTTCACTCTACATTTATTGATTCAATATTAAGATATGAACATAATGGTAGAATTCATGCAGAAATTAATCAGTTAAAATCAGACTCTGGAGGCACTGCTACAGGTAGATTATCTATGAGTAACCCTAATTTACAGCAGATTCCAGCTAGAAATAAGGAGTTTGGTAAACATATTAGAGCCCTTTTCTTACCTGATGACGGTAAAAAGTGGGGTAGCTTTGATTACAGCCAACAAGAGCCCAGACTGGTGGTACACTATGCATCTAGCGTTGATCAGGGTTTTGAGGGCTCCTATGAGCTTTTAAAGGCCTATGAAAACGATGATGCAGACTTTCACCAGGTTGTAGCAGAAATGGCTGATATACCTAGATCTCAGGCTAAAACCATCAATTTAGGCATGTTTTATGGTATGGGAAAGGCTAAATTATCTGCAGAATTAGGTATAGATATTGAACAGGCTAAAGCTATCTTAAATGCCTACAACGAGAGAGTTCCTTTTGTTAAAATGTTATCTAATAGATGTATGACTACAGCTGATAAAAAAGGCTGTGTTGTAACTATTAAAGGAAGACATTGTAGATTTGACAGATGGGAACCTAAGACTTTTGGTATCCATAAATCTATGACTAGAGAAGAAGCTGAGAGTAAATACGAAAGAGGTTCAATTAAAAGAGCTATGACTTATAAAGCATTAAACAGATTGATACAGGGTTCAGCAGCAGATCAAACTAAACAAGCAATGATTAACTGTTACAACACCGGCCACCGGCCACTACTACAAATACATGATGAGCTTTGTTTTAATATTAGTAAAGAAACTGACATAGAAGAAATTAAACAACAGATGGAACATTGTTTAGATGATGTGCCATTAAAAGTACCTAGCAAAGTTGATCTTGCAATGGGTATAAACTGGGGTGAAGCAACGTAATGCCATCTAAGTTAGATGAATTAGCATTAGGTAAATGTCCTTATTGTGATACAGTTACCACTTTCATCCCTACAAAAAAACCAACTATTTATATTTGTGATTATTGTGAAAGCAAAGTTAGACAACATGTAAATGGTAAAGTGCATTGGTATAAATTTAGTGAAGTACCTTTAGGTAAATTTGATTAGTGAAGGCTTTTATCTAATTTAGGTTTTTTTATTTTATTATCTTTTAATTTTAAATCTTCACAAATATCGTTAAACAAATGCCACAAACCTACTTCTATTTTTTTTAATTTAGAAAAGCCTCCTTTAAACATAGCACTTTTGGTAAGTAGATCTTCCAGAGCTTTAACTTCTTGAACACTTAAAAAAACTTTTATACCTTTAACCTTAACTTTTTTTTGGGACATGAATAGCCTAGGATTTTATACGAAAAATAAAAATATTGCTAGTGTTAGCTAGCTATATCTAAAAGACCATTTTGTGCGTCTTTAACACTTTGATCATTGATCTTAACTTTAAGTTCTTTGATCTTTATATCGATCCACTTCATGTCAGTAGTCACTCTACCCTGCGACAACGCCTGACCCGCCCACTTGGACTCCAGTTGAAGTTTCTCCGAGATTAACTTTTGTAGTGCCATCTCTTGTAACCTCCTCTAAGGTTAAGAAAAGTATATCTGGATTATGAAATCCAGGACCTTCCTTTTCGGTTAACTGCTCTGAATCATAACTCTCACTAAAAGATTCTAAAGCAGCTTTATCATTCTCAGCTTCTACATTTTCATCCAAATAAACGTTTTTGTAGTTAGCTTGGATACGATAAAGTTTCATAAGACTATCTTATCAAAAAAGTGGTATAAATGCAACGTGTCAATAGGGGGGAAAAGTGTTGAAAACACTAGGTTTTTAAGTGTTTGTGACTGGATTACAATAAAATTTTGTATAAATTTGTTTTTCGTTTATGGTTTTTTCTTCTAAAGCATTTAAAAATTCTAAACTTTTTGTATAGCCGTCAAGAGTGCACTTGCTATACTTATCATAACCTGGGCCAATTTCTACAGGAGGCATACAGCTAGAACTGATGATACTGCAAATTTGTATTAGTAAAATAAACTTCATATTAACCTTGACCTGTCTTATTAATCATCTATATAGATAAGATAAACAATTATAAATATTAACTATTATACAGGAGATATAATGAAGAGTAAAAGTAGAACATTCTTTAATCTTGTCACAGAGGTAGATGAGATATTAGGTAAGATGCATGCTAAGAATTCTAATGGTGAACCAATACATCCAGGAACAGATCATTGGAATGAAACAAGAGATAGACTTATGTCAGTTAAAATAGGTGGTGTAACTAGATTTACTACTTATCCGATTAATTGGAGTATGTCAGAACATTTAATACTTGATGAGTTATGTAGTAGAAAAGAAGTGCATGAAGATCATATACAGCTTAGAAAGGATATGGAATAATGGGTGATCATATTACATTAGCAATTATTGCTATATTTATTTTAATGTTTCCTAAATTATTTATAGGTACAATAGCTGTCATCTTTGCATTTTTTATGGGAGTAACAATATGAAAAATTTGTCATGGCAAGATAGAATGTTAAAAGCTATTACAAAAATAACTAAGGCTAGAA